GGATCTTGCGCGCGAAGTCGGTTACCGCGGCCTTGGTCATCCCGTCGAAGTTCTTGAGGATCGATGACTCATCGCAGACCACGCCTGAGAACTGCGTCCGGTCGAAATGGTGCAGGCGCTGATAGTTGGTGACAACTACTCGCGCTCCAGCCGGAAACTTGCCGTCTGAGGACCGCACGCAATCGATGCCGAACTTCTCGCCCTCCTCGACAGCTTGCCGAGCCACGGCTAGTGGGGTCAGCACAAGGACCGGACGGTTAGTGTGGCGCACTACGTTCTCGGCAAAGGTCAACTGGATCGCGGTCTTGCCAAGCCCGCAGTCTGCAAAGATGGCGGACCGGCCGCGCTCAACTGACCACGAGACGAGCGCCCGTTGAAAGTCGAACAGCTTCGACGGGATGAATGTTGGCTCGAAACCGTGCCGCGCGCCGACGTGCCGCTTGGCGTCAAGGAAAGTCTCGTAGCTCACCGCGCACCTCCCATCGCCGCCTTCACCTTCGCTGCATAGCCGAGGGTCGCCGCCTTGCGCGCGCCCGCCGGGCCTCCGTTCCACGTCCGCGCAAGCACCTCCACGTTGCCCTCGGCCCACGCCTTCGGCGCGTACCGCTGCAAGTAAGCCTCCGCAACGCGACGCGCAAACGCGAGGTCGGCAACTTGCTCGTAGCGCCCCGGCACGCGACTGTCCACGAACGCAGCGCGCGAGCATTGCAGCGGGCCGAGGCTGCGACCGCCGTCGCCCACGATGGCGCCCGTGCGTCCGCTAGTCTCGACTTGATGCAGCGCCCGCCAGAACGCCTCCGGCGGCGCAGCGTGCGCGGCCGAGGCAAGGGCGAGGAGGAGAGCGGTGCGAATCATCGGGTCGCCTCCGCGAGCGCGCGCTCGATCATCTGCTGCGAGGCCGCGTCCGGTACCTCGAACCAGCCGCGGTAGGCGCCGCCGTTAATCCACGGCGCATCGCCTTCGCGGATGTTGACCTCGACGAACCAGCCGCCGTGCTGCTCCGCAATGCTCGAGCGGAGGTTCGCCTCGCGGCGGCTCGGGCGCGTGCGCGTGACGCCGAAGATGTGGGGGTTGTTGTTGTTCACGACGCCGACCCTACCCACCGCCCCGGCAAAGGGAAGTCTAAACCGCACTTTCTCCACGGCCACGCCACAAGGCGCGCAGGCGCAAGGAGTTAGGCGGAATCTTTTTTGAGCTAAACGTCGAGCGCGTCAGCGAAGGCGTCGCTGCCGAAGTCGCAGCTGATCGGCTCTGCCTTCGCGGCAACGTACAGCTGCGCGAGCACGCCCGGCGACTCGAGCTCGGGGTTGCTTAGGTACGAGTCGAACTTCGCGCCGGTCAGCCACAGTTTCGCGAACGATGGAGCGATTGGAGCCTTGCCGCTTGTTGCAGCGGCCGAATCCAAATAAAGCGAGAACCACGCGACCGCCTCGCGCGTGAGACGATCCCATCGCAAGGTAGTTACTCGCGCGTAATTTCCCGAAATCCCGCTGGGCAGAGTGAATGTTTTTTGAAAAGCCATATTAAACGAAGTCAACGAATCGCGCAGACAGTCGGAGATTTCCGGTGGCCAATGTCCCGCCATCATTCCGATAAATCACAACGACAGCCGTTGTTGAGGTCGATGATGTCGAAGCGAAGTCATAATACCCAGCGTAAACCGTATCCTCGACGACCACAATTCCGCTGTCGGGCTTCGTGCTGAACCCGCGATCCGCGATGTTGAGCCCAACCGTTACCGACGTTCCTCCTCCGGTAATTGATATGACCTCGTTCGTGTCATAGAGCGTTTTGACCTGACGCGCTGAAACTCCAGAGCCAAGCGTGAATCCCGTCGAGCTTACTGCTGACGAGTTTTGGTTGATCATATTCCCAGAAGCGACAGCGGCATAGGAATCCGTATTAACGCCGCCTCCTGCCCAAGTGCTGCGGTTTCCCGTGTTGTCCACGGCACGAACGTAAAAGTATCCGGTAGCCCAGATGGAAGCCGCTAGAATTACCTCGAGGTCATCAGATCGGAACTTCGTTGCCGCATCGGCCGCTGCGGTTGAATCAGTCGAAGGCAACGAATATTCGTAATACGCTACCTGCGGACTCGTTGAAGCCGTCCAGTTTACCCGCAAAGCGCGCTGCACCGTAGTGCCGAACATACTAGGCGCGCGGCCATAATTCGAGGCATTGCCTGCGACGTAGGTAACAGAGGTAGGCGGATTCGGTCCGGTAGTTCCGTTTGCAACCGTGATGGTTCCGGTTGCGTAAGCCGTCGTTACACCGAAATATGAGATTCCAAAAACCCTGACATTGTAAGTGATACCCACCTTGATGTCCGAGCTAATGTAATCCGTAGTTCGATCTCCCGGTACAGTTGCCCACGTCAGCCACGTTGAGCTTGTGCTCTCTTTGTATTCGATTCCAACTGTTCCGCCCGCTTGGATGAACTGGTCCGCCGGTGCGGTCCACGATACCTTGATGCGCGGAATGACTGTCCCATCGTTCTGGGTGAGCTGAGTCGTGCCATCAGCGACTAGCGAAAGTCCGGTCGGAGCACTAAGCGTGAATGGATTTGGGAGGGTGGTAGATGGAGATGCCAGCATCTCGATCTCGTCGGTCACGCTCCAGTCGTAAACCGCGCTTGCCGTCTCGCGCAGCGTCATCTCGACCGTCAGCTGCGACGGCTCGCCATCGCTGGCAAAGTGCCAGTCCATCACCTCGAAGACCTTGTTCGTCCAGCCGAACTTGGCGTTCGTGATCATCACGGTGTCGCCCGCCCGCAGCTGCATCGCGTCGAGCTTGAAGCGCGCGGTCATCGTGATCTCCTGCCGGGCGCGGCGCAGTTCGATGCGCGAGAGCCGCTGGGCGCAGGAGCTCGAGGTCGTCAGCGGGAGGATGACGTCGCGGTAATACCGGATGTTGCCGTCCTCCGCGTAGTAGGTCGAGGAGACGAGCGGCGGGAAGTCGGTCGGTTGCCACTCGGACTTGGCCGAGACGAAGACGCCCTTCACCGCGTTGACCCGGTCGCGCGCGCTTGTCTTCGTCTGCACTTGCACCGCGCCCGCGAAGTCGCCCTCGCTCAAGGTCACGGTCGGGATGCGGTAGCCGCCCGCGTAAGGCACGATCTTGCCGCCGCTGTAGGCAATAAGCCCGCCCATCGCGGAGAGCAGCTTGCCGATGTTCTCGTCGGGAGATGCGCTCGTGAACAGCACGCCGTTCGCCTCGTACCGATTCTCGTAGGTCGTCGGTGACGCAGGCAGGATCTGCACTTGCTCCTCGCAGATGTTGGCCGCGGCGGTGAAGGCCGTGTCATCCATCTCGCTCGAGTCCATCGCCATACCGAGGCGCGTATCGGTCAGGTAATCGCGCAGGCAGAGCGCCGCGTTTGCGGAGTAAGCGGTCGTCGCGGTGCGCGGGTCGTAAACCTTCTTGCCCTTGACCATCGCGGAGACGTTCGGGATGCCACCAACCCAGATCTCCTCGTTCCACGTTAGCTGGACGTAAAGGTAAGCGATGCCGCGCAGCCGGTGGTTGCTCGTCCATTGGCCGTTGGTCAGGCCGGAGGTCGCCGTCTGGAGGTTGGTCTCGACGGTCTGCGTATCGCTGCCGAGCTTCTTGTAAATCTCGGCGTAGCCAGCAAAGCGCCCGCTGGCCGCGGAGCCCGAGCCGGTCAGCGCCAGTTCGTCGTTGAAGTAAACGTCACCGATCTCCTCGACCTCGTGCCCGGCAAGCGCGATGACGAGGTGCAGGTACTCGTTTTTCGTGCCGGTCGTGGAGATGTAAACCATCGTTCCAGAGACCCGCGTCTCGCCGTAGATTATCTGTCGCGCAGATATCGGCGAGCGCACCATCTGCGTGCGGTCTGCCAGCGAGGCGTCGCCAAAGCCCGGCGGCTTCTTCTGAAGTAGCTTGCTCGCGCCCATCGAGGCCGCGGTGTACGCGACCCATTGCACCACGGTGGCCGCAGCCATTGCCGCGCCAACCGACAGATTGACGCCGATGGCGTAAGCCGCCTTGAGGATAACTTGGGCAATCGCGAGTTGCGGCATAAATCAGAAGCGCCAGCAGGAACCGTGCGGGAAGTCCACGAACCGCAGCCCGTCCTCCGCGACGAACGCAGCAAGCGCGCCGATGCAGACGCCAAGGCCCGTGCCGTTGCCGACGTCGCGAGCGATAAGGTCACCACGGCGCGCCAGCTTTGCGTCGATCCGCTCGCCTCCGGCGCGCTCGACCATCGCCTCGACGCCTCCGCCCGCCTCGACGAACCGCAGCGCAGGCAGCGCGCTCGAGTAGCGCCCGCGGTAGTCCGCCGCGATGTCGCGCCCGGTCGCAGCAAGAACCCAGTCCGCGGCGAACAAGCAGCAATCGTTCGAGCCCCACGCAAACGGCATCCGCCTCCGCTCCTCGATGAAGCGGGCAAGCAGCGCGGCCTTGTCGGTCGTCGTCATTCGTAGCCGGTTCCCTCGGTGCCGGTCTTGTCGCCGCCGTCCCAGTTCGTCGCCTGCGTCTGGTTGGGGTTTCCCCAGTAGATCGGCTTTTCTTGGATGTCGTTCACGAACTCGAGCCCGACATCGCCCGCAA